CTATATTCTCCTATTTGATCAAATTTATATCTAAACCCTATTTGACTACATGCTGGATCTGCTGTAGTTGCTCCTGATATTGTTGCTACAGAAGTACTAGCACTCCATAAAGAGTCTGTGGCGCTAGGATCAGCCGCTTTACTTACAGGGACACTATCAATATTGGTCCATGCAGCGGCATTACTTGTTCTATATTGGATATTGAATTTTCCTGTAATATTTCCTGCTCCTATAATATTAGTAGTAACTCGTTGGAAATATACAAATAAATCTAAAGTACCTTGAAATAAATCTCCTCTTCCTCTTTCTAATACCGGACATATACCTGATGCATCAAAACCTGGTTGAATATAAGGCGCTGGTTCAGTAATTCCTTCACACACGTTCCAACAGAAATACCCAGATGAACTAGCTCCTGGAATAGCTGTAATAACACCAGCTCCTAAACAATCTTGAGTTATAAAAAGACTATCAGCTCTTGTAAATCTAAATTCTCCAGATTTAGAAGCTAGTCCCGCAAATGCAGGATAATTTTCAGTGCTTAAATACTTATCAGGACAAAGTTGAGTAGTAGCCCAAGTTCCTGGTAGAGTTNCAATAGATAGCGGTGCAGGTTGAGTTCCAAAAGTTACAGTTCCAGTTGTTTCTACACATAAAGCACCGTTAGCTAAGTTACCATTTGCGTCACATAAACCTATTTCAAATCCATATGCTACTTCTGGAATAACTTCTGTAGTATTACTTAAAACAATAGATCCATCTACTGGACCCGCCGATAATTGAAAAGAATCAAAAGCACTAGTACCATCTACAGAATTAGGTCCAAATACATTTAATAAAGTCCATACTAATTGGCGTTTTCTATTCTCGGGAGTTCCACTAGCATCTACACTTCCATTTAATCCATATAAAGTTATAATATCTCCAGGAACAACCGAAGGATTAGGAGAGATGATCGACCAAGCACCACCAGTAATATCTGTAGTATATCCCGCGTCTTCGTAAATTGCCGGGGCTACGTTTTCTAAACTTATAGTTAAAGCGTTAGGAAGATTATCTACAAAAGTATCTCCTCCTGATACTGATTCTACTTCTAAGGATAATACATAAATATCATCTCCTGGGGTTAAAGAATTTTCTCTAAACCAAAATTCTTTTCCTACAGCTGTAGCTATTTCCCATTCAGTAGGAGGTCCTCCACTTAATTGAATAGAAAAATAATCGCTAGGAGGCACTAATGATATAGCCGGATTAGATTGGGCAAATATATTAGTAATAGTTACTGATGTTACTGTTGCGAGACCACCACTACCATTAATAAAATTAAAAGCGGGAGTTAAATCAGTTCCATCAGGAGTGTCTTCAGGGAAATTTATCTCGCTTATGCTACATCCTATTACTCCATTATAATTAGACGCAATCGAACTATTTAAAACTTCTAATTTTCCACTTAAAGTACTTTCCCAAAATATATCCAATAAAGAATAAACAGGTTTAGTTTCTGCTATAGTTAATATAGGTAGCATGCTTCTTATATCATTTACCCAATTACTATCATGTGGAACACAGTTAGGATCTGGAGGACTACAACACCCTTGAGCTATCAAAGGCTCATCTGTTACTATTGCCCCTATAGGATTTTCAAAATTGTTTACTTGACCTATTTTAATTATAAAAGGATTTTGATCAGCCCCGTAAAAAGGTGCCGTGGGACCAACATCTCCCCATGGAATAGAACCTGAAGGAACATTATAAACGTTTCCTTTGTAAACACCAGCATCTGCTAAACAATCAGTAGCCGTTAATACAGTGGAACCATATTCTCCTCTAAATCCTTGTTTTGTCATAGTTTGACTACTTCCTGGTACTAAAGCATTTTCAGAGTCACATGGTACTGCTCTATTGGTTGTAGTATCAGTAACAAAAGGCCATACAGCTAAATTAGGTCCTGTGTTAAAAGCTCTAAAAGGAATAGCTTGAATTTCACTTTCTCTAACTGTTTCTATAGTTATGACATTTTGTTGTAATTGATTAGGATAATATTGTTTATTAACCCCTTCTATTACAGTTGAATTAAGAATCACATTAGGATTATTAACTCTAACAAATAAAATTTCATCACTATTGTACTCTAGATCTGTAGGACCAACTTCATCTAAATTTCTTGGTACTTTGTTTACGTTTTCACTTAATAAAGTAGCAAAAGCTATTTTACCTCTTTGTGTTTCTATAGGCGAGGTGCTAGGACACGCAACAGATGTAGGTGTACCAGCTCCATCAACATTAGTGTTATTAACTACTCCATTCCATACTTGATCACAAATAGGTAATCCATTAACAAACCCAGGTAAAAACACATTATAATATTCTTGTTCTTGTTGTTTTACTACTACTTTATAAGTATACCATCCTAAAGGATTTGCTTCACCTATTTCTAATATATCAAATGTAGCTGTACATCCCGTAGGACTTTCTATTGTTACAGTATCTCCTACTTCATATCCTTTTCCCGCAGTAGCAATAATATAATCATCTATTTCAGTTATTTTAGGAGTTACTGAGGTTACTCTTATAGTACACCCGGTACCCACACCACTAGTGGTAGTTGCGTAGGTTACGTTTTCTTCAAAACCAGAAATAGGACATCCGTAAACTGGGGTATCTAAAGCTACTATCCAACCTTGTTCTCTATATAACCCTGGTTTTCCTTGAGCTGGATTAATTGTTGTACCAATTTGTTCACTTATATCTAAAGTTAAATTTCTTCCTAACCAATCTTTAACTGGTTCATCTACTGCGTCTCCAGTTGAAAGATAAGGAACATAAACTGTAGATCCTTTAAAATCTTCTGTTTGATCTAATGTAGATAAAATTACATCAGATTGTCTCCCGTAATAATCAGCTAAGACAAAACCTACTTGATAGGTTCTATTTTGTTTTATAGTATGATAAGGATATTCAGTAGAATAATCAGACGTTTGTAAGTCTTTAGGAGTCCAATTTGCAGTGTATTCTATAGACTCAGGAGGAGTCATACCTTGTAGAAAATTACCATATACTACTCTATTAGATATAAGTTCTTGACTTATTGCTTTAATAGGAACCTTATCATAAACTCTAGTTGTTTGTCCTTCTGGTAAAGTTTTATAAGGTTTGTTTGATGTATAAGTATATCTTAAATAATAACGAGAAATTAATCCATTTATATCATCATTATAATCTATAATTTCAATATCATTTTCTCCTACTAAAGATAAATCTATTGTATCTAGAACTTTTATAGCTTGAGAATCAGATTCTTTATATAATATATCTATCTTATTTATTTTAAAATTTTCAATAGTTTTATAAGCTATAGTATTTTTAGTAGCTGAAACATCAGTTGGTAACGGAATCTTTAACTCAATAGAGTCTATGTCGTTTTCAAACCATTCTAATATTGTACTTGTGTAGGCATCTTTCTCATCTTGATAATAATTATAAATTTGTGTTCCATCATAATTTATACCCGCACAAGCACCTGTACCTACTATAGGTGTGGTGTTACTACGAGCATCAGTTAACGTGTTGGTTTGTCCTAATCCAAATTCTCCATATTGTTTAGGTATAAACATAATTTGACTAAATGGAGCTGTTAAAGAATATTCATTGTCAACAAATCTAAATCTATAACTAAATCTTACAAATTTATCATCTAAAAACTTGGTATCTCCATCAAATAATGAATCATAAGTATCGTTAGGCGCAATAGCTATTTCATCTCCTACTGTAAAACCTGTCAGAGCACCCCCTGTTACAGGATCAACATTGTCAGGTTTGTCAAATATTAAACTATATCTTGACATGTTACATTGAACTGGATTGGTAGCTGTTCCTAAAAGAAAATCAAAGTTTTTTATTCTTAAATCAGCTGGAATATTCCCTGGAGTAGTTAAATTTATTATTCTATCTCCAATACGAGGAAATCCTCCCATTACCCAATTATCTATTTTAATTTCAGTAGGACTAGATATTAAACTAACTTCTTGAAAAGAATAATTAGAAAGATAAAGATCTGATCTATTCTCCATAGTTGTTCTACTAAAATCAATTAACACATCACTAGGAATAGGTCCGGGTTGTATAGCTGGAGCTACTCTAAACTCTGTATTAACTCCAGGATTTATAATTTCTACCACTCTTACTGGTGGGGTAGAATTTTGTATAGGAGATGAAGTAATTTCAGTCTTATCGTTAGCCGTGACAAAATCTCCTACTCGTATTTGGTCATTACCAGCTGTTAGTGTAATAAGAGTATCACTCCCTGTAGCAACAGTAGTAACTGTTTGACGTCTTAAAGGTATTAAAGCTTCATAAGGATAATACTGAGCTACAGACACTTGAGATTCTTCTTGATAAAAAGAAGGATTTCCTAATGCAGACTCTACATTTATACGTCTAGGTTGATTAAAATTATCAGTCCAAAACAGCAAATCATCTACCAAATTTGTTTGATTAATAGGAAATCTTTGGTTAAAATTTAACCAATACCCTTGAACTATAGTTACGGGAGGAGTTCCATTTTGTAAATCAAAACGAGCAATAATACAATTTGCTGCAGTAGAAGCCCTTGCTAATTTATCGCCATCAGGAGAATTATAGTCTGTAGCAAATACGTAAATACAATTATTTCGCTCATCTACATTTATTCCAATAATCTCTATATCAATGCCTGGTGCAATATAATCTCCTACTAGAGTATTACCTAATACATTTTCAAATTCACCTACAGTAGCTCCTTCAGATCTACTAATAAGTAAATTAATCGCCTGTCTGTATTCTCCTTGTGGAAGAAGACGAGCGTCAATGTCTTGGTTCATTCTTCCTGGGAAAAATGTTTTTTTACTTTCTGCCATTTATTAACGTTTTATCCATTTAGATTTTCCACGCATTACTTGTGCTATTTCATCTAATTTAATATTAGACAATCTTATTTTAGCATTACGTAAAGCGGCATATCTTTGTCTTTTGTATTGAGGTGCTATTGCTATTGTACTAGCTCTTGTTGACAATATACTATACAATAAATGTTGATACATTGCTTCTTCAGCTAATTTAGGAATTCTACTATCTAAATCATAAGCTAATCCATCTGAAATATATTCTAATATAATTAATTGTCCTTTAAGATTACTTGAAAAAGAAACTTTTCCTTCTCTTTCATTCATATTAAACCAACCATTGTATTGAGCATATTGAGGATCCATTCCATAAAGTTCTCCATAATTATAATACCAAAAACCTCCATATCCCCAATCATAACCCCACCAAGCTGCTCCTTCATTAAATAAAGCATTGTTAAAGTTTTGACTCAATAAATTTGTATTAGCTGTCTTCCATCGTTCTTCTGTTAAAGAAGTTCCCTCTGTGTTTTCTCCAAAATTATCTTGAGTGGGTACTCCTAAATTATCTTGAGTAGGGGTTTCATAAGGAGCATCTGTTAAATTGTTTGCAGGGTATATTATATGCTGTACTCCCATTCTATCTATCCATGACATACGCACATAGTTAACATAATCTTGTGGTAAAGCTAGGCTTAAATTATCTGGAACTGTGAGTTCTTGAGAATGAACACTTTTTAATGTGTCATAACTAAACTCTTGTAAACCTCTTTTAGTATGAAATATTACGTCGCTTCTATCAACTCTTGGTATTATTTTGTCTTGTCCTACATATGCTACCATAAAGTTATTTACTAAATCTTTTACCGTGATATACGCATAACCTCCATAATTTTGTTCAGTAGTAATTCCATAAGCATCTTTATTGCCATAATTACCACCATCTAATCTTTTTAATTGACATACTAATACATGATTAACTGGTAGGTTGTTTGCTAATGTAATAGTACTCTTGTTGTCAGGTGCCACTGTAAGTTGGTAAGGATACAGAAGTGGCCAATTAGCATTGTCTACTTCTGTATAAGTTATGCCATCAGCACTAGCATATAATTTAAAATTATTTAAAGCATAGTCTACAGCAGCTGGGTCAGGTGAACCTAAATTCAATGCAGTATTAAATGTAAAAGTAAACTCTTGCTGCGGAGCTGTTGTTGTAAATCCCTGCGCACCCGCGTAATATTGCTGATTAGTTTCGGTGATTAATCCACCATTAGGTTGTGACATCTTTTATATTTTTGAATTTTGTTCTTCTGCGGCTACACTTTGTGCTGCAACTTGTATTATTGTTGGATCATTTATTATAACCCCTGCATATGCTAATATCCTTAATACAATATTAGTTTGTTCAGATATATCTAGTTCAAATGGAGTTGATGCAGGTGGTGCTTGATATAGATATTGACCTAATGCACCGACACCATAACTCCAATTAACATCACTAGGAGTTTTAATATAAGATATAGTTATATCTGCATTAATATCTGTAGGATATACATGTAATTGGTTTTCCTCGTATAAATAAACCGGAAAATGTTTAGTAGGTTGAGTTAAAGGGGAAAGTAATAATTGTTTTAACTCATTTCTCTGTGAATATTGAGTAAGTTCAGTATCTTTATAAAACACTGTTCCTAATCTATATATGTCAGTAGGATTTAAAGTAAAATGTGGACCCACAAAAGTTGTTCCACCAGTTGCTTGAAAGAATTGTAACTTTTCTTGGGTATTTTTTACTCTATTAGCATATTCTGTATCATTTTGAGGTACACGATATTGTTGATTTAAGTCTTCAAAGTAGTTTGAAAATATTTCTAATTGTACTTGAGTCGCTACTTTGTTAAACTCATCAGGTGTCATATAACCTCTTTGTTGTTGATTTAGAATCAACAATACGGTTTTATAAACTGTATCTACGTTTACTGCCATTATATTTTTATTATTTAATATAGAGGCGGACGTATCCGCCCCTTATATTATTATTGTAGTCTTTTTTCTATAGACTTATATACTTCTACACCTTCATCTGTTTTAAACCACGCCGCTAAAGCTGAATAAGGATTTTCATCAAATGGTACTACCATTAATTTTCTATTATTAGATCCCCACATAAATGATCGTTGATCACTTGAAAGATTAATAATACCTAATTCAACAGCATTTATACCAAAGTTTCTTAATTGAACATTGTCATCTTGCGCAAGAGCTAAAAATAATTGAGGATTTTTCTTTGCTAATAATAATAAATCTCTTTTCAACTCTTTTGAAGATAATGAAGAAACTTTTGATCCAATTTCTACCCTAACTATAGCTTCTGCATGTTCTATATCCATGTTTTTAGCTACATTTAATGCTTCGATCTCAATTTCAATATCTTTTACTTGATCTTGAGCAATTCTTTGTGGTATGTGTTCTCTATATTTTTGTGAACGCATTGGATGATATAAAGAAAGTAATTTTTGTAAACAAATATTCTCTTTTGGAACATTTAATGATCCATCTCTAAAGGTAATATGACCTAAAGTTACTTCTCCTTTTTGTTCATCAACAAATGGAGAATTCATATTAGTTGCATACCTTAATTCTCTTTGTTCATTTTTCTTTGTATCAAACCATAATAAAGGATGTCTTCTCGTATGCTTACTGGGTATAGTAAACGTTAAAGGTTCTTTATTTCCAGTTAGTAAATAAGTTCTATCTTTTATTTCCCAGTCAATTTTATTAACTGGTTTTATTTTAGTAGGAACAGGTGTTTCTACAACTGTTTCTACTTGTGTAGTTTCTTCAATTACTACACTTTCTTCTTCTTTTTTCTTTTTTGCCATAATATAATATAATTAAATAGTTAAAATAAAGATATTGGGTGCCGAAGCACCCGTATCTTTAATTGTAATTAAACACCTTGGAATAATACGAAGTTGTTAGCAGCTTGAGTTACTAAACATCTTTCTGAAAGGAAGTTAACTTCCATAGCATCAAGATCTGAAGTAAATGCTCCACCTGCAGAACCTGTTAACCAAGACTTCATTCTTCGGTCATCACTTTGAGAAGCTCTATATCTTACGTGTAAGAAAGGTCTTCTAATGTTAGTACCTAAAGTTTGATCATAAACTGTTGTAGTACCAGCTGGTATTAATACACCTTCTATAGAAGCAGGACCAGTCATACCACCACGCGTAGACGCGTCGTTAAGATATTTCCAATCTGTTTTATAGAAATCGTAAGAACCTCTTCTAAAACCACTAAAACCTAAGTTTAAAGCCATTTCTTCTGAGTTTTCAAATAAACCATAAGCAGTACCACCTGCAGTTCCTGCTGAAATGTTAGCTAACATATCATCAAAATCTAATGCAGTTTGTCTGTCTAAGAATAACATGTTTTCTTCGATAGCTCCCTGAGTATCTAAATTTCTAAGGATGTCATCAAAATCTCCAATACCTGTTGCAGCAGAGAACCCAACCATTACATTACCTCTATCTTGGATAGCAGCAAATAAACCTTGAGAACCTATAGCACCTGAAGTACCAGCAGCTACTGCAGAACCTACAGCAGTTAATTCTGATTCTACACACATCATTTCTAGGTAATCCTCAAATCTAAGTCTTGTTTCAGACTCAGCTTTTAGATACCATAAATATCCACCTGTTCCATCTTCAGTAGCAACTTCTACCCAACCAATCTGAGCCATATCTGAACCATTAACAACATATTTGTTTCTGATTATGATAGGGTTATTATGAAATTGAGTAAATGCAGGGTCAACACTAATGTATTGACTGTTTGCAAGTGTTGAAGTAGCACCACCACCTGGTACAAAGTTAGGTGTGATTGATCCTTTTGAGTATTCAGAACCGTAAACAAATACTTTTACGTTACCAACTAAACCAGCACCTGCAATAGTAGCAGCTGTATAAGGTTCAACAGTAATTGTAGCAGCACCTGGATCCGATACGGATACTAACGCTTTTACTTCTGCGCCAAAGTCGTCCATAACGACAACAGTAGCTCTTGCAGAAACAACGTTTTGAATATCTGCAGCACCACCTGGGTTAACGTTAATTACGTTACCAGCTACTGTACAGTTATCATATGCAATATGTAATCTATTTTGTTCAGACCAGATTACTTGGTCACTTGTCATAGGAAGTTCAGCACCAACCATTCTTAAGAATCCAGATAAAGTTCTGTTACCATATCTTTCAACTTCTTGTTCGTAGATTTCAGGTAAATACTGCTGTGCGAAATCCGCAAAATTAGCAGCTCCATTATCTGTCCACTGTAAATAGTTAGACTGTAAAACCTCCTGTACTTGACTTGGTACAATAGTACCAAATTGTGGGGTTAAAGCCATTTTTCTAAATTTTAATTGTTAAACTTTCGTTTTTTAATTCTAAGTTTTGATGAATCAACACCGCTCACAGCTTTTACTTTANATCCTTTTACAAACACATCCCCACCGGCAACTTGCCTCGGCGCATCAGTATCAGGGTTTTTAGAACCGTCTACAACTTGTTTTATTCCATCTGCCTTACCTTGTTCATAAAAATGATTGGCAAGTTGATCAGAATTCATAGCTGTATACATAGCTTTGTGATAACCTGCTGGATCTATCATGTTTCCTTGATCATCAACATAATTGTTAATAAAAGTATTTAGATTAGATTGTTTATCAGCTACAGCGTGAGGATTTTTTACATTATATCTAAACTTTTGTTCTCCTACTTTAAAATCAAAACCTTTGAAATCTTCAGAAAACAACTCTTTAGTTGCGTTTTTAAAATACTCATGCCTAGTTTCTGCAGTCTTTTGTTCATCTTGGTAGCGGTTGAAAAAGTCTAAAGCTTTTTGTTGATCCTCATTAACTACACTACGAGTCTTTATTGAATCATAATATTTGTTTTTTAAATCTTCTAAATGCTTTTGAGCTTCTGCAACTGCTTCTTTTTTAGCAAGTTTTTTCTTTTTGATGTCTCGCTGTTCATCAACGTCCTCATCAAAACTGAAATTATCTTCTAACATAAAGTTAACTTCGTCATCGTTAAGATGTGGTTTCGTATTTTTATAATATTCCTTTAATAACATATTTTCATCTATATTAGAATAATCTCTATTTAATCTAACATAGTCTTCAATATTGCCACCAGTGTCATTCATAAAATCTACTAGTTTATTAATATTTTCAGGAAGATTATTAATTTCTTTTTTTATTTCTTTTTCCTGCTCGTTATTGGAAGTTGAAACTTTGGTCTCACTAGATTCTTCAATTTTTTCAATGGTTGCCCCAATATCGGCATTTTCATCAGTATTGAGGACCCGTACTTCTGCTTCCACTTCTGGTAAATCTCCGGATGGTTTATCATCAGGAACTTCTTCTGTTTTTCGCTCTTGAACGGCATCTGTTTCTTTTTTATCTGTTAAATCTACTTTTACAACTTCAGGTATTACTTCACCTTGAGCTTCGGGTTTAGTGAAATCAACCTTCACTGGTCCCTCGTTTTTTTTACTTAAATCTTTTGGTTTAAGTTTAGGTTTAGATTTTAATTTAAAATCACCTTCTTGTTTGACCTCAACGGCCGCTTTTTTTTGTGCCATAATAAAATATTATATAATTAATTAAATATCAGGTTATACTACCTGTTCGTCTTCTTGTTCAAAATTAATAGGTAAAGTATCTAAATTTCTTTGTGAAATCATTTTACTTTGTTGAGTTCCTTCTAATTTTGTTCTTTTGTCCTTTCTATCTTCAATAAAAGATTCTTTTTCTTTCATTGCTTGAACTTCTATTTTCTTCAATTCCATATCATATTTATGTTTTAATTGAAGTTTTTCTTTTTCAAGCTGTGCTTGAGTTTGTATTCTTTGAATCTCCATTTGATTCTTCGCTTGTTCATATTGAACATTTGAAGCTGTTAAAGCTTGTTGCTTTTGTAACTCGGTTTCTGCTATTGCTTGAGCCGTAGCTGCTTTTGCTTGCTCTTGTGCCACTGCCATCTGTTGTTGAGCTTCTTGCGCTTGTTTTTGCTTTTCTTTACGCTTTTGTTTAAGCATTTGATTAGCTAATTTCAAGTTTTTTACTTGCCTAATATCAATAGCATCTTCTAAATCTATACCACCTTGCTGTAAAGACATTTGGATGTTTTGTTCTAACATAGCTTTTTCTTCTTCTTCTGGTTCTAATTCTAAGAATATACCAAAATCATGTAAAGAAAGGTTTTGTATCTCACTTAATGTTCCTACATTATAAGTAGATATAGAATTTTTTAAAGCATTTAATGTTAATGGGTACTGTAAAGAACTAGCTACTTTTAAAGAAATGTTTTCACATGTTCGAAGTGTTAACCATAAACTCGCTGTTAAAATATGTCTTGTGGCTGTGTTTGACGCGCTTGCAGCCATTTTTTGCAATCCTACTAAAGAATCTTTATCTGGCATACTTCCATCTCTAGCTTCATTTAATCCGGTCACGTCTCTTATCATTTGTAAATAATATTGATAAGTTTGAATTAAACTAGCAATCTTAGCATTACCTGAAGAGGTTTGTAGTTCTTGAATAGGTACTTTACCAGGATTCATGTCTCCTTCTTGAGTTAATGATCTACCAACAATAGAACCGGTTTGGAAATACATGTTTAATGCTTCTGCTGGATTGTAATTAGTACCATTACCTAAATCAACCTCAGCAAGTCCATCCATATCTAAAAATACTCCATCTGGAACCATTCTAGCAATTACCTGTTGTAGTTTTAAATGAGTTAATTGAATCATGTCTGCAAACCCAGTAATTCTACTCACTAAAGACTCTATACGTCCTTTATACATTCTTGGTGCACATATAGTATAACTCATTTCAACTCTAGTAGTATCTGCGTAAGGTCTAGACATGTTTTCTGCTAGCTTCCATTCTACTAATTCGTTGTTACCTATAATTTTACATCCTTGATATAAAACCTCTATTTTTCTTTCAACTCTTTCAAAGTTATCATTTTCTGGAGGATTAAATTCATCGGTTTTAACTAAAGCTTTTTGCAACCCTTGTTCAGTTTCTTTTATTTTAAATACTTGAGTATTGTAAGTTTTATATTCAAAAAACAATACTTGTATAGTATTAGGATCATACGTCTGCCAACCATACATTGCTTGCGAGCTATATCCTTTAGTTTCTTGTATTTTAGTTAATTGATTTTCTGTTAAGTGCGGAAATCTTTTAGCTATTTCTGGTATTGTCATTCCTACTACTTCTCCTACATAATATATATCTTCAAAATTTGGATCTTCTGTATAAGAATATATCATATAAGCTGGATCTACATAGTCTAATTTAATCCCATTCGCTTTATTCCACGCTGTTTTTACTGCTCCTATTCCTAATGTTACTAGGTCTTCATTAAATCTTTTACGTATATTATCAAATCTATTTTTAGCTAAGGTAGTATTAATAACCTCTTCTTCAGCTATTTCAATACTTTGCTTATAGGTAAGTTGCATGTGAAGATCTAATTCTTCTTTGGATTCCGGTAGTTGTTTTGGATCAGTTTGATATTCACTTACCCCTAAAGTTGCTTGTAGACTATCTAAATATGGTTTAGCCGCCATATCTTGTAAAATAGCAGTAGCATAGTCTGTTCGTTTTTTTAATGCTATAGGATCTTGTGCAAAAGCTTTAATTTCATAATCTTTATTAGATAAACCATTTACAACTATATCTACAAATTTAGATATAATAGGCACGGGTTTCCAGTCTAAATTAAGATATGATAAATCTCCATTAATAGATAATTCATCTTTATATTTTTGAACTGGTTGTTCTCCTTTAGCATATAATCTTCTTTGATGAAACAAGTTATAGGATAATGCAAATCTTGTTCCATTACCTCCTTGTCTCCACCATTCTGTTTCAATAGCTTGAGCCACTTTCCTGCCGTATTCAATGGTAGCTTTTTCTGCATCAGGCACTGTCTGACTTGGAAAAGTACTAGAATAGTTTGTTGTAATATTCATTTATTTAATTATTTTTGAAACTAATCCCTTGTTATCATATTTTTTTATTCCTAATTCAATAGGTTGTGTTTTTATTCTGCTAACAGGAGCATATCTATTTTTGTTACAAGCCATTAATGCTAATCCTGAGCTAATTGAAGCATCATGGGTTGTTCTATTATTGATGTCAAATTTTGCCCAATCTTCTAATGTTCGTTGGAAATATACATCCCCATATGAATCCCCATTAAAACCCACCATTGTTTCTATATAACTTTCTATAGCAGCGGCATGAGCTTGTTTTATATCTTCGCTTGAATTAGGTATTCCACCTATTTCTTTTTCTGTTACTGATAATTTATTCCAAAATCTATCAGGTCTATTCATTGCAAAACCTCTATATCCTCTTCTTTTAAAATGATAAAGCAATCTAGGTTTATTATTTTCCGCTAATATTGGCATTCCGTAAAACACACATGCCATTAAAACATCTTCAAAAAATATTTCAGCGGTTTGAGGTCGTGCGATATATTCTAAGAAAAAATGATTAGCTGGTGCGTCTTCCATACTAAATTTAGTTAAACCATGCAAAGATCCGTTAGATCCTCTTTTATCCACAGTTCCTGATATATCATATGGATCACAACCAAATGCACCCATATGCTCATTGCCAGGATATTTAACTCCATTTTTTTCTATAAGTCTATTTTGAATTATAGTGTTTGGTACCCAAGTTATATAAAATCTACCTTTATTACTTGGATAAAATATAACTCTACTATCTTTTATCCCTTGTTCCCATTGAAAATTACCCCTAGTCACTAACTTATTTGTGTTTATATCTTCATTATAATCAATTTGTTGATAAATTTTAGTTAAATTAAATAAAGAGGATTTAGATTCATCTCTAAAAGCATGTTTTGTTGTTCGTGGGAATTGTCTATAAAACTCATTTAAAGCATCAGAATCACCTTTTAACCCATCTACTTCGTTTTGCCAATAATCTATTACTCCTAAATATATTTCTTCTCCTTGAGGCCCTTTAACCTCGGTTTTGGGGGTTTCGAATACAGGTACGCCATAAGAATCAATGTATCCTTCGTAGTTCCATTCCATAGGTATGAACAAAGAATATAATCCTGAGCGAGTCTGTCCATTGGCGTTTCTTTGAGTGACGTTTGAATCATCATATAGTTTTTTAAAATTTCTACCTCCTTTGTCTAAAGCATTAGAAGTAGATCCCATCATACATTTTCCTATAATCTTACTACCTAATCTTAATGTTGTTTTTGTAACTCTCCAGTTATTTAATATATTATTAGGTTTTTCCCACTTACCACTCTCATCATGTACTAATAGTTTTAATTTTTCACCATCATAACTATTGTCACCAGTGTTTTTCCAATCTATTGTGGTATCTAAACCTGTTAAAGTATCTTTTTGTTCATTAGCTAAAATTTTTCTTCTTGTAAATTTAGTAGCAGGAACTCTATAAGCTAACTCTGTTTTAGGTCTATCCATACCGTCTTGTATGGGTTTAAAAAAGAATGGATAATTAACTGAAATTGGTACAACTTTATCAGTAAACATAGTTTTAGCGTCAGGTCCAGATTTAGATAATATTCCATAACGTGAGTCGGAATTAAGAGTAGCTAGGTTTACTACTTCTCCTGATGCCATAAATGAAAAACCAGAACGTCTATTTTTTAAATAACACATCCCATAACACCGTGTATCTGCTTTACACGCTTCCCAGAATATAAAAAACAATCTATTAGCTTCTCTAAAATCTGGTTTGCCTACATCAATTTTACTCCATTGTAAATACATGTAGTGTGTACCTGTTAAATACGTGATTTTATCTTTGTTATAATACCAAAATCCTTTTTCTCTTCTTTCAAATTCATTGTCTATATAGTCATACCATTGTTCTTTAAAATCTAATGGATACTCTTCCCAATCAAAAATAGTTTTTATTCTCGCTAATTCTTTAGGTAATGGACTATATTCCCATTTATTAGATTTAAATTTTTGAATTTTTTCTTCTTTAGGTAAAGCTATTTTTAGGTTTTGAATTTCATATATTTCTCCTATTTTACCTGTCTTACTTATAACAATGATATCATGCTCTTTGTTATAACCATATTTCCATTTATTATAACGATTTTGTTGTTTTATAATTTTTGGTTTAATATGATCTTTTAATACTTTATATAATTCTTGCTTATACATTATTTAGACCTCCCTTCTGCAAAACCTTTAAATTCTTTTGGTTTTTTAGTTTCTTCTTCTACTTTACCCTCAATAATGTTTTCTTCTTCATTTATTTTTGCAAGTATTTCAAAAGCATCAAATATGGCTAGTTTTTTAGTTGCAGCAGCGTTTTTTAATCTATCTGCTGAAATATCTGGACCAAAATCAATAATTGGTTCTTTAGCAACTTTAATTAATTCGTCAACTGCTATACGTCCAGCTTGGATTATATTCTTCTTTATTTTTTTGATTTCCATATTTAATTACAATATCATTTGATTTCATACAATATAAGCGTTCATTATCTATAATAAACTCCCATTCTCCCCCAGGTTTAAAACCTATTAAATCTCCAATATTAATATTTGAGGTTTTAAGTTTTTCATTACCTATTTTTAAAACACCAACATGGGGTTCTTCTTTTCTATTAAGTATAGGGTTAGAATTTTTTATTGGTTTTATAAAACATCTATCGCCAAAAGACAACCATTTATCTTTATTTTTATATAAATAAATTTGATCTAAAGCCACAAAGTATAAATTATCTTTAAAATAACTTCTACTATTACTTTTTTTTCCTTGCATATTATAAAATCTTCTAAATACATTTTGATGAACTATTAATGAATCACCAGGTTTTATAGTAGTTTTTATAGCTGAAGGAGTAGATATGACTTTTGCGTATCTATTTACAAATTTCCAAGTTTCAATTTTATTATTTAAAACTAATTCTTTATTGTCTAGTTTTTTACTATTATTATATGTATCACCTATTGGTTCTACAATAAAATCATATAAACTTCTCATTAATACTCTAGATCATATTCTACAGCAATAGCCATGTTAGAATTAAATTTTTTCCACGCTAATACCTCGTTTCTTTTTTTTATATATATATTATATGAATTATCTGTACCTTCAAATAAAATATGAGAAATTGTATGACCTCCATAAACCTCTTGTCCAATAGAATAGTGCATAGCGTCATTTTTATAATCAGATCCAATACTGATTTTACGTATTACATTACTCATTTTCTTGGGGTTTGTGTTCTGTAAAAGTACCATCTTCTAAATTAATATTGATAGCGCCATACTTGGTTTCTAAATCATTTTTAAATTTCCCTTGATCTTGATTTACACCCGCTAATTCATGTAATAACGCATGTTTTTCTGTTTCTGCAACTCCTACTTTATGTAAAAGCTGCGCTATATTGTTTTGAAAAGTTAAAATTTTATCTAACTCTTCTTTAGTTATTTTATTTTCTTTCATTTTATTAAATTTAATTAAACATCCGGGACCATTATAAAAATGATCCCGTTGTTATTATATTCCTGATAATCCTCCGCTTATATATATTGGTTGACCATCATCATCTCTACCAAATCCTACATTGGTTTTTACACCGCCAGGATTAGCTGTCATAAGTCTTGCCCATCTTTCGTTTAAAGTTTTATTTAAAATTGTTGGGGCTATTCCGCTACCATCAACTGTAGTGTCTAATGATAAGTTAACTTGAGTTCCACTTGTATCAAACGAATCATTTATTACAAGGCGATATTCAGCACTATTTACTGCATATCCAAATTTTATATCATCTTTGTCTATAACAAATTTTCCTTCTGTAGTTGGCGCCGACGTATTTACAATTTCAAATTCTAAATATTGTGCCATAATTTAAGTTTAAAATGTTATTGATTTATCCAAATTTCGGATCAGGAAGAGCCGATTCTTCAGTTGTTGGTGTTTGTGTAAGATATCTAAATGGATATGAACTCCATTGTACACTATATCTAGCAAACGGTGTGTAATCTGGGTCTAATTCCGGTACAACCCAATCTACTATATATCCTGCTGATAATCCGCCAAATTTAAGTTCAAAACCATGATACCAGCTACAAGTTAGTTCCTCACCTTCACCAATTCCTGTTGTTCTAAAATCTGGAACTGTAGGTAAAGTTATATCTTGTAACTTTCCTCCTGGATTAGCTAGTAGTTGTTCTTCAATTAAACTTACTAACCAACTATTAACTGTTTGAGCTACTTGTGTAGAAGAAGCAGCATCAAAACTTGGATATACATCACCTATGTATCCTATACCTTTTAAATACTGCATTATAGCGTTTCCACTCCATTGAGTTTGAGCTCTACCAGCTGGGGACGCACTACANCCATCTGTTGGCCATTTATCATCCATTTCATAAAAACCATTCCAATCTAAANTAGTGGATAGGTTGCTTGTTCCACCCCCACCAGTTGAATAATCTATTCCAACGAAAGGTTCAGTATAAACATGAAGTCCTTGTCTATTATAATTATTAGTTGATGCTACTNNTAAACCCTCTCCTTTACCAGCGTCTGGTCCATCTACTTCTACATAAGGTGCTCTACCTACTATCTGTAGCTCTATTATATCTTGATTTTTTAATACCAATCCTATTCTATTACTTACTTTCCAGAATACTTCTGGTGGAACCTCTGCTGTATTCTCTCTTGCTGCATTATATCCAAATACATGGATAATGTCGTCTTTATTTATATTAATTTCTCTTACTTGTTCTTCACAAACTAAATAATTTATTTGTGGTATATCTGGTTTTACACCTGGTACTATTGAAGTTGCAACTGAGTCATACCGTCTACTTCTAATTTGATAACCTGTGCATTTCAAATAATTTAATGCTTTATCTACTGCCATTTTTTTTGTTTTTAATTGTTATTTTTTATATTATGTTATTGATTTATGCCATACTTTCGCCACCACCTGGTTTCTTACCTGAAGATTTACTATAAAATTCACATACTGAAGCTGCTATTGACGCTATATTTACATTACCAATACCTAAAGTATATGATATTGTTCCTGGATTTGTTGATCCATACGCATTTAAGTACAATGTCTGTGGTGCTCTTCCTTTTCCTGCTCCTGCATTATCATTAATGTCACCCGTGGTAGCATACTGCACTGTAGCTCCCCATACTTCTCCTAATGCTTCAGCTGGATCATAACTGGATGGATCCGATAGATCCGTCCCTGGATTTCTTTGTGGATTCTCAAATGAATTAGTAACAGCTGCGCATGTTACTAGTAAACGACATTTACCACGAACCGCATCTCCTACTATTCCATCAGGACCAGTATTTGTTGGATAACTATTAAATGTTCCTCCTCCTGCTGGCTCTGTTTTTCCAACTAATTTTCCATTTATAGTATTACTGTTATCTACAGTTCCAAAATCTAATAAAGTTTCTTGAGCGCCTGGATTTGCTGCTAAACATTCTATAATTTTATTTTGAAGATAATTTACAGTTCCTTCCGCATCTATATTTCCAGTTTGGGAAGTCATTTTCTCTGGATTATTTGGTTCTAAAGTCTCTCTGTCTGTTATTACATCTTGTTGACAACCTTGTCCAATTCCCCAATTTACTGCTTGAGGCATTATATAAGCTGTTGTTGTACCGTCTGTTGGATCTTCATATACTACTTCTTGAGAAACTCTTAACCATAATGCTACACTATGATTTTCTGTATTATAAGAACTAGCATCACTTCCTGTAGTGTGAAAAGTATTTTTCTCTGTGTTTAAAGGAATTTGAAACCACATTCCATTTTGATTTTGATCTTCTCCTAAAGTCCCATCTAACTGAGTATGAGTAATTTTTTGTAACCCTTCAATTTCTTCAACTTCACCCTCAACTGTGTATTTCATGTAACCAGATCCGGTCATTGTCATTAAATACTCTTGAGGAACTCTTAAAGTCTTCATTATAGTACTTTGAACTGGATAAGTTTCTTCACCGCTAGAGTTGTTTTTGTTTAATACTTGATATACAGGTATTTTTACATATCTACTTGCCATAATTTTTGTTTTTGTTTTTGTTTTATTTATTTTTGTATATACTTGTTGCCTTTTCAGTCGTACGTCCGCCGAAATAGGCTAAAACGACGGCCATCATAACTTTCTCGAAAGTATCATTCCATGTAGCATTTATGTGAAAAGGTACTGTTTCAACACTATCTAAAATACCTGCTAATGAAAATATACATATACACCACACTAATACTAACGGACGTACATTTTTGGAAAGCCATGAGTCTGACATCGAATCTGCCTCCCATCTAGAAGTTATAGATTCTATTTCTTTATTTTGTTGGTCATATATTAATTGTTGTAATTTAATTTTGTCTTCTGAAGGAGCATCAGCTTTAGTTATAGCTTCAATAGCTTCTTTTGGCGAGGTTACTCCTTGCAAGACATTTCCTAATGTAGGGTTAATTACTGAAGCTGCGCCCATTAATAATTGACCAATTGTTGTTTCTTTAAATTTCTTTTTTATCTTTGCCATACATTATTTTACTTCCTTTTAAAATAGCTAAATCTGTTTCTAATTGATGTTTAATCATATCATCTATATTAATTTCATCATTAGGNGTTTTATAAGGAAATTTTTTATTTAATTTTTCCTTTCGCTTATTACACCCACAATCTCTATTTATTAATTGTGATACATTTGTTACTACTTTGTGAATTCCTGTAGCTTTAGTTATTTTTTCAATTGTATCTCCTAAGCCTTTTGATTGTATAGATTTAGTTCCTTTAATTTTTTTAGATTTCATTATATTTAATTTATTAAGAGTTTTTATAAGCCTCCTTTTCCCATGGTAAATTTTTATCTCCTTCTTTCATTTTAGATCTTGGGTAACATTTTCCTTTCCAATATACATTTTTGTTATCATACCATAAATCTCCTCTTTTTATTTGATCTATATGAACTTCTTCATGATTTATAACATCTGAATGCATTTCTGTCGGTACATTATCACCAATAAGAATAGTACCATTTTTATTTCCTTTACCCATTACACCTGGTTCTAATTCTCTTTCATAAATAGGTGTGGTTAATATTTTATAAGGTGGTTTTAGTTTAAATGCCATTTTAAACAAGATTTTTATTTTTTTCCACATCTCCTCCGTCTCCAGCATAATCAGAATCTCTCAGCATGTCTCCAACTTTTTGTNTGTGTTTTTCTTGTTGAGCTATTTCTAGTTCATCATTACCGGATTTTACACCTTTAATACCTTTTACTCCATATTTTTGAGTTTTTCCAGCTTTAATACTAACTTCCGCTAAATCAGGAACAACCTTTTTAACTGCTTTTTGTATTTTATTTGCACTCATAGCTAATTTAGTAGCTCCCGCTGCTTGTCCAGCTACTGGGACTGCTGCTGCTAGATTTAACGCAGCGTATCCTAAATGTTCCTTAAGTGCTTTTTTATCACCTGTAGCAGCTGCATGAGCTGCTCTACCGCCAGAAACTACTGTATTTATCAAATCTGGTATTGCACCAAAACCAGGTATCATACCAGCTGCTGTTAACCCATCTTGAGCCCAATCTAAGAAACCTCGTTTTTTAGGAACACTAGCTAGTTCAAGATTAGCTATATTATTATTTTGTGATATAACATCCGTTTCTGCATCTATACCAGTGTTTACCTTAGGTGTTATAGGTGTTTCTTTAGGTTTAGAACTACCTACACCATATCCACCCTTTGGTTTATATCGACTAGAACTCATACCATATGATAATGGAGATGCGTTATGTTTGCCAAAACGCTGTTTGTAAGGCATTTTTATTTATTTATATGATTGTTGCCGTGATGTTCTTCATCTCTCTTACCCCATTTTCCATAAGCATCGTCTCTACGTGCTTTAAAAGATTGTGAGAAATTTTTTTCTGCTCCAGTTCTCATCCCTAAAGATTCATCTTCTCTAGCTANATATCCTTGGTTATGAAGTGGAGTAGCTGCTCCATGATCCATTATTGGCATGTCTGTTAATTCTCTTGAATCTCTCCATCCTCCAAATTTTAAATTTGCTGGTGATCTCATTTCAGGTCCAGTAGAATTATGACCGTCCCAGTTATAACTACCATGCGCATCATCAAATAATGCTTCAGCATGTCCTTTATGGCCTTCTGCCATTAATTTTCTACCTCTCTTTACATCTTCTTCTTCCCATGAATTTACCGCGTGATGTCCTTGTGTTCTTGGATCTATTTTATGTCCTTGTCCCATTTTATGTGTTTTTAAATTTATGATTCTTTTTGTTTTCTACGACTTTTAATTATCGCTTGCCTTTTGTTTTCACGTAACTTATTAGATTTTCTAATTTCTTTTCTTTCTGCTCTTCCAGCTTGACGTTTAGCTCTTTTTTCAAGTCTTTTAGCTTTTGCTCTAGCTGTAGCTTGACTTTCTTTAGTTCCTCCTTCAGCATTAGTTCTAGAAGCATCTTTTTTAGCTCTACTAATTTTTTCTTTAGTTTTGCTTATTCGCGCGTCTTTTTTAGACTTAGGCTCTGTTTCATTTTTTGTGTTTTCTCTCTTAGTTTTTGTTTCTTCTACTTTACTACCAAAATCACTTACAGCTTTACTAGCGCTTTCTACTGTAGCAGGAGCTTCTTCTAATAAAGATTTATCTTGAATAGCATCAGAAAACCTATTATCTAATGGACTAGATTTGTGAGCTGCTTCAGCTTTAGTTTTAGCTTCATAAAGATGAGCATATGTCTCATAGAAGTCTCCCTCTGGTTTTTCTTTATCCCATTTTGCTTTTGCAGCGTCTATTTCAGCTTGTATCTCATCATGTTTGTTTAAAGGGGAGTTCATGTTCATTCCCATCAATGTGTGTGCAAGCTCTGCTTGTTGTCCGGTTAGAGTGCTGTAATCGTCTTTATTGGCAATTACTTCATTAGCAAAAGCTTTAGTGCTCATATCGTGAGCTTCAGCTTTTTTTCTAAATGCACCTGGTCTTTTTATTGCACCTCTTATCCAATCTTTACGTAAAGGACTAAAAGCGTCTGGTAATTTATATCCCATGATTATTTGTTGTTATTGTTGTTGTTTATTTATTATTGNACTCTCAAAGCCCATACATCTGGACCAGTTCCTGGACCTCCGCCCGCGTTTATCTCTAAAACTTTTACTACTTGTAAATCTATAATACTAGCTGTAGATTCTACTGGTAAATCTATTAAATCATTGTTAACAGTTAATAATTTAATTATTCCACCACCACCTTGACTATACAAACTATATCCCTCACTGTTACCTGCTCCAGTATAACCCGTTAGAGTTTCTAAAGTTCCGTTAGTAGGACTATAATTACCTCTGTATATTTTTAAATCCAAATCAGCTCCAGATATTACCCCTCCTGGTGGAAGTGGTGGACAATTATGAGGTTTTATAGTTATAATCGCAGGAACGATTGTGTGTNNGTTGGGAATGAATTCTTCAATTTCCCAAATATAGTCTGCGCCAGTTGCTGTATCAGTAGCGTATATTACATCACCACCACCAACATTAGCTTCTATACAGGTATCCCTTATACTATCTGGTATATCAAAAATTCCTGGGAATTTAGTATCGTCATAAAACCATGTTGCGTCTGGGAAAAAATCTACTAATATCCCAGGTTGAGGAATATTAACCCACTCACACGGTCTTACTTTTATTGCTCCATTATATATTGCCATTTTATTTTTTTTTATTTTGTTATCTTCCTTTTGCTACTTGAGTTATAGGACCTGATTTATAAACGCAATCTGCTTTTAATACAGACATACCGTTAGGTCCAGTGCTTGATCCTGGTCCATGAGGTCTTCCAACTTGATCTAGTGGGCCATCCCATATATGAGATTCTCCAACTATACCAACTTTAGTTCCTGGTTTTAATTTTTCCATTCCTGGATCATATTTTTTGTTGTGCATAATGAATTTTTTAAATTATTTTATTTCTTTCTTCAGGCGTATTAAACATCTGATTAGAAGCATCTATTGTTCCTTCGGAAAACCCTGTTAAATTATAGGCTCCAGGTTGAATATTTCCTCCCATTGTTGTTTCTGTAGGATTTAAAATAGCTTCGTCTTGAAGTGTTTTAAGTCCTTCATTTAAGTCTACAGTATCTCTTCCTTGACCATGATCTTGTTCTAGGTGCTGTTGTAAACTATTAGCACCTCCACCACTAGCATTTGCTCTTCTATTTAATTCGTCTTGATATTTATTTCTAAAATTAAAATTATTCCCAAGCCCTATACCCATAGGTGCTTGTTGTAGGTTCTGTAAACCACTAATTTTTTGTTTTAACCAATTATCACTTCTATTTGCAAATTCAGACATTTTATCTATTTTTATCCTTGTTAACATTGTACATTGCCTTGTACATAACTTTATCTGTATATGAATTTCCAGCAATTAATTTATTTCTTCTTTCACTCATCGGAATATCATCTAACCCTAGCATAATTCTATAAATTCTACTTATTAATTGTTTTCCTTTAAATGAAATTTTATATATATTATATTTTTGTGTAGTTCTATTTCTATGTCTCCACACTTTTATCCAATCATTTTGTATTAATTTACTCCATCGTCTATTATTCCAGCTATATGTATACACTCCAGCTTCAAAATCTTTTTTTGTAAATAAATCTATACAATCTAAATATATTATTAATTCTAACTCAGCATCAGTTAAGTCGTTGTTTTTACAAGCCCATTTGCGTATTACACGGTAATGTTTTAACAAATTTAAATCTTTAAGATCACTTGCTTCTAGCTTTTTCATAAAACAACGACCACATCTTGGTCCTTAATAACATGATAAGTTTTATTTTCTATTTCTATAAAATGCCCAGCATGCCTATCATAAAATATTTTATCATTTTCTTTTAATCCTACTACACTTTCTCCAACTGATATAACATTAGCTTCAATATATCTAATATCACTTCTATCGTTTTTATTTAATAGCAAACCTCCTTGAGATTTAGTAACTACTTCTTCTATTTTTTCAATAATTAAATTTCTACCTATTGCTTTCATAATCTCTTACATTATTAATTACACAATCAGTAGATAAAATAGTAGTTGCTACAGAAGCCGCGTTAATTAAAGCGCTTTTAGTTACTAATAACGGATCTATAATGCCATCATTTATCATATGTACCATATTTCCTGTAACTACATTAATTCCAAACCCAGGTTTTTCTTGAGTTGTGGGTTGAATTCCCGCGTTTTCAAGTATAATTTTATAAGGATATACTATAGAAGATAATAATATTTTTTCTCCTATATTTTGTTCTTCAATACTTGACGCCGCGTTTAATAAAGCAATACCACCACCAGCAACTATACCTTCTTTTATTGCAGCTTTTGTAGCACATATAGCATCTTCTACTCTATCTTGTTTTTCTTTTAATTCAATATCTGAATTAGCCCCTACTCTAACTATGGCAACTTTAGCTGATAACCTGGCTAATCTTTGCTCATAACCTATAACCTGATGAGGTTTTAGTTTTGTAGTTAATTTTTCTTTTATATTAGCTATAATTTTTTTGATTTCTTCATTAGGTTCTTCTACTCTCATTATGGTTTGATCTTGAGTAGTAGTGGTTTTTATACACTCTCCTAAGTAATCTATTTCAATAGCATTTAAATCATCTCCTAAATCTTCATTTATTATTTGAGCATTAGTTAATAAAGATAAATCTTCTAGCAATTCTTTACGTCTTAATCCAAAAGCTGGTGGATCAATAACATTTACTTTAATGTTACCTTTAAGTTTATTCATTACTAACGCAGATAAAACCGGCGCTTCTACATCTCCTACAATTAATAAAGCTCTGTTGGTTTTTATAACATGTTCTAATACGTTTTGTATTTGTCTTATAGAATCAATTTTAGAATCTACTATTAACACTAGAGGTTTTTCTAATTCACACGTGCTATGTTCTTTATTATTTATAAAATTTTGATTTAATAGTCCTTTATCATATTCTACACCTTCTACTATTTCTATTTCGGTTTCACCCACTGAGGAAGGTTCCATAATAACCACTCCTGTTTTTCCTACTGCTGTAAATGCTTCAGCTATTAATTCTCCTAATTTAGCATCGTTATTTGTAGAAATAGTAGCAATTTCTTTTATTTTATCTTTTACAGGAACAGAGTTATTACCTAAATATTCTATTACTTTTTTAACTCCTGATAAAATTCCTTCTTTTATCTCCCTGCTATTTTTCTTATCTAATTTAGGATATGCTTCTTTTAATATTGCATGTGCTAAAATAGTAGCTGTAGTTGTTCCATCTCCAGCTTCCTTTACTGTTTTACGTGCAGCTTCTTTTATAAGTGTTGCACCAATGTGTTCTACAGGATCTTTTAAGAATATTGAATCTGCTACAGTTACACCATCTTTAGTAATAATAGGTTTTCCTTGTGCGTCTTCTAAAATCACACATTTACCGCTAGCCCCTAATGTGGAGCTAACAGCATTTGTGAGTTTTTCTATACCTTTAAGAACCTTGTCTCTGGCTGTTGCGCCAAAGTTAAGATTTTTTAAAATCATAATATTTAATTTAATTTAATTTAATTTAATTTATTCAAAAGTTTTTACGACTTTTGGTCCTTTTAAGAAATCTACTTTCTTAGCATAATGCTCTACTGATCCATCAATAGCGCTCTCTGCTCCTTCCATAGTTTCTCTTCGGGTTACGTCGTGCCAAGTATCTTCATTTGGATCTTGGTATTCAGTTTGATAAAAACCGTTAGGTAGTTGGGTTATTCTCCAGTTTTTCTTTTCTGCGAGATGTTTCCAAAGGTTAATGGTTTCTTCTGAAATGTGTGGTTGACTATTCCACGTTTTAGTCTGATAATAAAACGTCATAATATTTGGTTTTAAGTTTATATTTGGTTTATTGCTCTACCCGAGCAGGGTATATTAATTGTTAAAGGTATAATCTTCCCATAATACTGGTTCTCCAGTTACAGCATCACTTCCTACACATGGTATAACATTTGCGTTTGGATTAGCATTAACAGCTCTACTTATTTGATTAATTGCCCAGGTAGTAATAGAAGGATTACCTTTTATAGTTACGTTGCTTAATTCAGCTTCATATGTATTAACGATGTTTGTGTCAGAATCACCAGGTATTGCTTGCACGTTTCTTATATTACTTGTTGTAGAGTACATCATTATCATATTATCTAAATTCCATCCTACAGGTATAAAATCTAAGTTTCCAGTTGTTCTAAGTTTTAAGTATTTCATAATATCTTTTTTTATGAGGCTATTTGTATGCCTGTTATTGTTACTCCTTCAGGAAGAAAATCTTTTAAACGCACTACTGCGTTTAAACTATTACTAGTAGTTTCAATAGCATTTACTACCCAAGCTGTCATCGAATCATTTAAATTACTATATGTATTAGCTGGATCAAAATCCATTTGAATATATTGAGTTGTCCCTACGTTAAGCGCGCTACTGTTTGCATAATTGATCCAAACCTGCGTGGTACTCTCAGGATGTATTGCTGTGATTTTATCTATATTAATTAAATAAAATCCCGCACCATATGATCCTCCTGCTGTGCCTAAATTATCTATTTCTAAAAATCTTGCCATTTTATTTTGTTTTGTTGTATTTGTTAATTTCTTTGATTATTTTTTCTAAAGAGATGTTTTTTAACGTTTTTGCTATAACTCTTCCGTTTTCTTTAACTGGAAGTGTTTTTATATAATGAATAGTTCCATTTTTTTGTAAATGTTGACTGTATTTGCTATATAAATTCAAAAATTCTTCTTTTTCAATAAACCATGCAAAAATATCTATAAATATTATATCGTATTTAGTATCGTTTAAATCTACCGCGTAAGCATCATCTAAGATTATATTCCAGTTTTTATCTGGAATATTATATTTTTCTATAATATCAGGAAATTTTTCTATAATAGTAGTAGTTTTTACATTAGAAGATTGATTTCTTGGTCCCCATGCGTTTCCCATACCTACATATAAAACATCTCCATAAAATTCATCTACATTGATATCAGATTTTTCAAAATATAATTTACATTTTGTATCCCAATTACTTTGATTATATTTTACTAAATAACTTCTATCCTTAGAATATCGGGTTACTAGTTTATTATTACTCATTTAATTAAATTTTTACATAAATAAAAATTAAGCTATTCTTATTCTTAATTCTCCACTATTGTGATAAATACCTCCAATTGGAATTCCATTGTTAGCAGCGTCTACATCTCCGGTAAAATTAAAGTTAATAATACTAGGCATAACTATTCTTGGTTCTTGAGCTGTACCACCGCCTCTATTAACACCACCTTCTGTTATTATTATAGCATTACTATTAGTAACTGATCCAACACTTAATACTAATTTAGTGTTACCTAGTCCTAAAGCATAATCTGTAGCTGGATAACCTGCTGTATCATTTCTATAACCCAACACCATATTACCATCTTGACCCGTAATTCCATTCCCAATCATAAACACACCGTTAGCAGTTGCGTCGGCTAAAGTGTTATTTTCTCCAATAGCATATACATTATCTACTCCATTTAAAGTATTATCATACCCTAATACCATAGCGTTTTGCTCCGTTGTAACAGTATTAGAACCACCAGCAATAAAACTAGCAAAAGATCCAGTTAAAGTATTGTTTAATCCTAATATAAATGATCTCGCTGTTGTTCCAGCCCCTAAACCTGTTCCATCTAAAACATTTCCTTGACCAACAACTAACGATGCTGCTGCACTATTAGATATTGTATTACCTAAACCAAAAGCCACAGAATGATCAGAATTACTTAATATTTGATTATTATTACCAACTGTTAAGCAATTATCAGCTCCTGAAACAATATCGTTGTTACCAGCTCCAATTACTACCGATGTATTGTCAACTTGTACACCGCTTGGGTTATTAGAAATAACTACACCATTTCGAAACCAAGCTGCTGGTATAGGGTTTCCAGAAGCACCTACATCTAATGAAGCTCCTATTGCTTGACTTGATCTATCTACTGCTAAAGTACCAGTAAATCTAAAATTAGGGTCATAATATCCATCATTTGCAGTTTTAAATTCAAATGTATTTGAAGGAGCGCCACCATTATTAAAAGAGAATGTACTACCTGGAGCA